GAGAACAAGAGGATGCTGAGTTAGATCGTATAGTAGAGAAAACAAACTTAGAATTAAATTATAACCAATGGAGGAAAAATTATGCTAAGTAAAATAAGAACGTGGTTTAAACAATTTACCACAAGTGCAACTGCCACACGTAACGTAGCAGTTGGTGAAGTATCTGATGAAGATACCGCAGAGGCGGAAGGTAAAGACATCTATAGCGGTAGTGTTACTGCGGACGTTGAACCTACTAGGGCGAGGACAGAGACAGGTAAGTTTGTAGCTGACGACCCTTCCACACCTGATGTTAACGAAGCTTGGAAGGGTGGTAAAGCACCTAAGAAAAAGTCTAAGTCTAAATAGTTGGGTATCCGAAGGCTTTGGAGTATCGCCCACTAACAGGGTCATACTCCAAGTCTACCTGTCCAAGACTGCCTGACTGTTTGAACCTCATCTTCTTAGTGTGAATCCGCACATCCCTACTTCCCTGTGTGAAGTCTCTTTCAACTATCAATATAACATCAGCCTTGTTTGCAAAGTTTGCACTACCGGCAATGTCATATGGTTCTACTAAAGGGAACTCACCATCAGCAGACCTTCGCATCTTAGCCGGATGCGCTACGAAGAACACATGCACACCATACGTCAAAGCAAACCTTTTTATCTTGGACATCATCTGACTGACGTACTCTGTTTCGGTCATGCCTTGTGGTCTTTGATGATCAAACTCGTTGTAGGGGTCAAAGATAACTGCGTTTACACCATACCTCAATACCGCACTAATGCTTGCCTCCAAGCACCAATCTATCGTAGGTGATTCATCCTCAGACCTGATAAAAAAGAAATGTTGTGCCAACCAATCGTAAGCATCTAACAATTCTTCTTCGTCCATCTTTGGAGTTAACCCATCCCTTGTAGGTTTACCTACTTTCTTTTCTGCAAGCTTGTTTAGATGTTCGCTGACAGGGTTTTCAAAACTACATATCGCCCACTTATAATCGTGCATACGTGCCATGTTTACTGCGATAGCATCTATGAACTCAGACTTACCGCAGTTAGGCACACCGCTACATATGGTTACTTCTGATGGGCGCACTAGGAATATATCGTCAAGCGTTTCAATACCTGTGGATAATCCTTTGCGCAACCCCCCCCTAAATAACTGCAAACCTTCTTCCATAAATCCATTTGCAGTATACAAAGACTTGATTGGATAAGGCTCAGCAGTATAAAAAGTTTGTTTCAATACTGTCCTGTCATGTTTACACAGTATCTCATTGCCATCTTTGCAACCATCCGGATAAGAAATGATGAAACATCTTTCCCTACCTATTCTTCTTGCCAACTCTTCACGACATTGAATACCGGCATCATCGTTATCAAGTGCAAGATAGATTCTTTTATACTTGTTAAAATCAAATGTGCTTAACCAATCCATCTTCCTATCGCTCGCACCATCAGGTATAGACAGTACGTTCTCTGTTATTAACTTCCAAGTGAGTGCATCCATCTCGCCCTCGCAGATCAGGATCGTGTCCGTTGAGTCGTTTAAACAATCAATTCCATAAGGGATGCGCTCACAGTCAGGTAGTTGGGCGTAGTGCTTATCAGGCGTGCGAAACTTAATATTGACAGGCACACCATCCTCGTTCTTGTA